ACAGCGCCATAACATCAATCCCTCATTAGGTTTTCGCTCTCCGGCATCATCTTTTTCGCCTCTTCCTCCGTTACGCCATACTTCTTGGCGATATATATTTCAGGCCGTATAAGCCCGCTCGCCGCGTCCTCGCGCATTTCTTTCAAGACGGCCTCCGTGTCGGTTATCACGGAATCGTCAAATTCAGCCGTAACCTCATAATCCGGCGGCGTCTGCGGATATTTAAGCCATACGCCTATCGCGTAAACCGCGCCTTTTAAACACTCTACAAGATTCTTTTGGTTTTCGGTAACAAGCACGTATGTGCGCTGTTTGGACATTTTAACATCCGTGGCCGTTCTAGTTACTTGCTCAACGTCCGATATTGTCCCGTGCGCCAAGCCGATACAGTCTTCAATTTCCCGTTTGTATTCGTTCAAGGCCGCGAGATATTTTTCAACATATATTTCGGGGCTGTAACTCTCAAAGAACTCAACGCCGTTTTTGGCGTCAGTCCGCAGCTTTATATAATAATCGTCTTCAAGGTAAGGAAGCGCCCCGCCGCCCTTTACGGCAAGCTCCGAAACGTATTGCTTGGCTTCTTTTACTCTAAACTCGCGCAGCATCGCGGACAGCCCCTCGTCCGCCCGCTGTATCGCGTCGGCGGCTCTCGCGTAAATAGAAATGCCTAACGCGCTTTTAGTGTCAACGTTGTTTGAAACGGCGGGTTTAAAATAGCCGAACAGCGGCGCTTTAACGTTGTAAAGCTCCAATTCTTTTTCCAAATCCGCCCACGGGATAATGTTTGAGTAATCGTTTATTACGTTTCCTATGCCGCCTTTTTCATCCGAGCGCCGAACCTCGTTCATTATCAAATAACGGCTCGCGGCTTCGTCAAATTTATGGTATTCCTGCCTAACGTACCAAGCCTCTTTCCATTTCAGATAATCCCGAAAAATTATTTCCAATATTGTGCCGTCCGTTGAAGCGCTTAGGATAGAAAAATCGGACGGCTGCGCGAAGTCCACGCGCACCGTCCCGTTTTGCGCAAACGGTTTCATAATCAAGCCGCCGAGCGCCAAGCCGTATTCTATTTGATTGCGCAAGCCTTTCATTATCTCCCGCTGATAGATTACGTCAACGGCTTCATCGTCAACCGAGCTTTTTATCTCTAAAGTGATAAGGCGGGAAATTTCAGCGGCGATTGTAGCGGCAAGGTTTAAACTCTTAACGCATTTTCTTGTCCACGGCGCTTGATTAAGATACATTTGCCGCCACAACTGCTGACTGTTTATCACCGCCGAAGCGGTTTGTTTTATTTCGGGGATTCCCTTGTTTCCCGCAATCATACTTTTCACCTTACTTATGGCGTTTTGTATTATTCCCATATTTATCACTCTCGGATTATATAGCTCATATATCTTTCTATGCTGTATTCCCAAGCGTCGCCTGAGTCAACGTCATAGCTGCCGTCATCAAGCCGCTTATCGTCCGCCGATTTAGGGTCATACGCCGCGCAGCGGAAAAACTCGGCTGTGTTTTCACATTCCCGCGTTAAAAACAATCGCCGTCGCGCCATAAGCGACGTGGTAAAACGGATTCTGTCAAGTATCGGTTTTTTAACGCTGTTGCGCACGGCGGCGTCTGTTTTTTGTCTCAGCAAATTTATAAGCAACTGCTCCGCGCTGTCGGCGTAAACGTCGTCAACGCGCCCATATCGCCGTTTTATCCTCTCAATGAACGCCGCCGCCCAATCGCAAACGTCCTCAGGCGTGGTGTCCCGCGCCGAATGATATTCACTCGCAAGGATAACGACATATTCAAAATCGGAAGTAACCGCCGTAGCCGCGAAAGCGTGACCGGATAAATTGCCGCCCCAGTCAATGCCGACGTTAATATATTCGACGCCGCGCGGCTTGCCGTTTATCGTTATCCGCGCGGTTTGCGCCGTTTTTATTATGCTTTCGTTCTCTAAGTAAAACTCCGCCTCGTTTTCAGTGAACGTTTTGTAAATCGCGCCCTCGGCGCGTTTCCACAGGCCTAAAATGTAACGGTCGTAATACACGCCCGAATACTCTTTTTTAAGCTGCGCTACGTATTCGGGGTCAAGGAACGTATTGTCGTCAATGACAAACTTCCATTGCGCCAAGTCAATTTCGCCGTTATCGAGATAATTCTTTTTAATATAATGCTTTGGCGCGTCCGGGTTAGCCGTGGCGTAAAGCCGCGCGTCCGGCAAGCTCAAACGCGACAGCAGCATATTAACGAACGATTCCGGGAACAGCGTTATCTCATCGCAATAAGCCCCGCCGAGCGTCATGCCGCGTATTTTCTGCTCGCTTCTTTCGTCGTTTGCGCCCTCTAAATAAACCTTGCGCCCGTAAAGCCGACCCTCTTTGTTTGAAGCGGTATACGAAAAATCGCCGCCGCATAAGTCGCCCAATAAACCCAAACAGTTACGCTTTAAAGCGGTTATGGTTTTCCCGCAGAGCAAAAATTCATAGTTTGGCGGGCAAAGCCCCGCAAACCAAGCGAATTTTAACAGGCTTATCCACGTTTTACCGCTTCTTACGCTGCCGGTCAGAAAATTAAGGCGTTTGTCTTTCGCCAATAAAAAAACGGATTGTTTATCCGTTATCGTTTTATAACTCATTTTTAACCTTAGCAGATTATTTGCTGTTATTTTGCAATTCGTTCAACACATCAAATATTTTGGGTACAGGTTCGCTTTTTTTCGCGGTTTTGGCTTCGCTTTCGGTCAAAGCCCGCAAACTGTCCTCTGTGCGCCTTATCTCGGCTTGAATGGCTGTAAGCGCTTTCTCGAAACGTTCTAATGCGTCGCGCCGCGTTTCTTTTTCTTGGCTGATGCTAATTACTCTTGTTGTTTCCTTGCCGTTTTCGTTTTGGTTTCCCGTCGGTTCGACGTGCGCGATTACGTGACGCGGAAGCATTTCCTCGCCTGAACGTATGGCGTTTATATCCTCAAACAATCTGCTCTCCCTTACCCGCAACGTGGCAAGCAGTTGCATAAGCGATTCGCGCCGTTGACCGATTTGCTCAAACGTATCGTAAACAATGCCCTTTTCCTTATCGGTTAAAAGGTCGCCGTATATTTTCATATACGCGCCGGTAATAACGCTGTATGAATTGCCCGCCGGAGCGCCTTTTGCGTTTCGGTTTCCGACCTGCGCGCCGCGTTTGCGGTTTGGAGCGGTTAAGTTTTCGTTTGTAGCGTTTTTTGTAGCGTTTCGTTTATCGTTTGTAGCGTTTTTATCTTTTTTTAACCCATTTATCCCTACATTTCCAAGTCCTTATTTTTGATTCCGCTATACTTAACCTTTCGGCAATGTCGCATAAATTAAGGTTTTCGTCTGATTGTTCCCATAACTCGCGGGCGTGTTCCCGCGCAGGGTCACGCGCTCGCGGCATGGCTATCACTCCCTTATTCGTCAGTTTCAAATACCGGCTTGCGCCAAACAAAAAACCGCCTCAAACTGAAACGGTTTTTATCCACGTTTACTCAATTTTCCGATATGAACAAAAAGCCATTTTATGTAAACGGCACAATATCCTTTACCCCTTTAGCCGCGTTATACAATCTTTGCATTATTGAATTTTCCGTTAAATATTCAAGCCCTTTGAGCGTGATACGAACGCCTTCATTAATTACATCTGTGCTTCCTGTGACATTTTGCCGAATTCTAATGCCCTTAACAAGCCCGACATCAGCAATCATTTCCACGTACCTATTCCGGCGTTCTTGCGAAACGTCCAATTTTTCAGGCCCTATTTCATTAATGTCAAACTCCGGGCAGTCCATAGCCGCCTCTAATGTGCGTAATATTTTGTAAATGGCTTGAAAGTTATCCGTTTTCTTGCTCATATTTTACCTCAATTTAATAAAACCCCGTCTGCCGGAAATCAATTTATAATTTATAAACCCCGCAAATGATTACGGATTGCCGTCAATGGTTAGCTGTTCCTCGTCCTCGTTAATAATTTCTAATGTGCCATTAGCTTCCGCTTCAAACAAGGCTTCCGTTTCTTCAAATTCTCTGCGTACATCGTCTGGTGCACCGGGCAATAGCACATAACCAAGCTGGCCGTTTGGCTTATTTCTTACCCACGGATTGTTCGTATAAATTCTGTCGAAATTTTCTTCCCCTATATACATACTATTTCCTCCAATGTTTCATAAGCAATTTACTTTCCGCGTTTGCCTTTTTGCCATAAACAAGAACGTTCTTAAATGCCTCCGCCATTGCTTCGGATTTTGCTCTTGTCGCATATCTTGATATTTTATTTGCAAAGCTGAGTTCAGTGGCTCGCGGATTGCTGCGTTTATATTCACTATAAGCGTTTTTAAATGTGGTGTCAACATCGTTAAAACCCTTGCGCTGTTTTATTTGCAATGCGTGTCCGACTTCGTGCGCCATTGTCTTTTTCAATTCCTGCGGGTTTTTTACAATATTTTTATTTATCGTTATTTTCTTTTGGCTTTCCTTATATACCCCCGATGTATTGCTTGGCTTCATGGTTGCCACAGTGACCTTGTTCAATTCGTTATATATCTGCCCTTCTAATTCCGGGAATTGACGAACGGCTTCATTTTTGGCGCTTGTAAACGCGCTTACTACTTTCCCGCTTGCCGTGATTTCGTTTGTTATCTTAACATTTACTAATTTATCGCTCGGAATATTTCCTCCGCCGCCCCCGCCGCCACTGCTTCCTTTAGGCATACGCTCACCCCTTTGTATATTTATGCGGTTTAATCTGTTCAAACTCAAAAAATTCTTTCAAAACAGCCGTTTCTGAATCGCTTGCCTTAATGAATAGCTTGCAAGGTTTTAAAACGTCTATCAGGCAGGATAAATCCAAAATAGCCGTTTCTTTATCCATACGGCTGTTTGTAAACGATGTTGCGAGCGTCGTGTTTTTTGGTATTCCCATAAAACAAAAATCATATAAATGACCTACGGCCCACGACAAAGAGGGAATTATGTTAATCCCGCGCTTTTGCCAATACGCGCCTAACCATTGGCGGCGGTAATGATTCCATAAATGCTGCGCTTTCGGCATATCGGTATAGTTTGAAAAATCAGGCGTTACCACGGCGGCGCAATCTTTAAACAGGCTTATATATTTATCAGGATTACGCCACACCACCTCAAACTGATAATCCTCTATGTAAAAATGGATTGCTGTTTTTGCCCTGTTTTTAATCTGTTTTTTATTATTAAAATCATTCCACTCAATGCCGTCTAATCCGTCGGTAAACGGCTTTAAACGCGGTATGCCCCATTCGTTTTGTTCGCATACGACCATTTTAAAAAGGTTATCCAAAGCCTTGCCGCGTAATTCAAGCCTGTCTTGTATTCGTTTTTTCAGCCGCTCAATTTTGCTTTCTTTATTTTCCCTGCCGCCAAATTCAAGGTTTTCAAAATCGAAACTGCCAAATTCAAAATCCTCAAATTCAAAATCTTCAAAATCAAAGTTAAGGTTGCGTTCAATATCAAGGTTAATCCCGAAATTAAAATCATTAACCATATCCGCCCGCATAAAATAATCGCCAATAAAAAAGCGCCCGCGTAAGCAAGCGCCTTGTTGGTTTCAATGAGTTTAAATCACGTTAATATAATAACACATCTGAATGTTCAAAAATGTTCAGACTTTAAACTTTTTATCAATTTCGCTATTGCCGACATATTTATGTTGTATACGCTCGAACGCGAATAATGCGTTATTTTGCAAACCTTATACCACGACCGCCCATTAATATAATATTCCCTCAAAACCACCCGCTCCCTATCCTCCAGCCCCTCAATGGCCGCCTCCACCCTTTCCAGCAAATCCAACAGCTTATGCCGTTTTCTCTCCAATTTCTCCGTCAGCCTCAAAACCTTAACCGCCGCGCTCTCCGTAGGTTTCGCAACCTGTCCCGCGCCTTTTCCCGCAAAAACAGCGACCGAAGCCGCCGCCCCGCTGTTTCGCAGGTCGTTTATCTCGGTTTCTATGGCCGCTATCTCAAAACGCAAGAAACGGCATTGTTTAAGCTCGCGTTTGGTTATCAAATATTTTTACCGCTCCCTGAAATAATTATGCGCCTCTCCGTTTTTATCCTTACGTCCCGTAAAAAAATAATAAGGCAATGACGGCGCGTAAACTTCATGCGTAGGCGGTTTGTCGCCGCCTTGAAACTTTTCCCATTCCCGCTCGCAAATGGCCAAAATATCATCATCAACGGGATTGCGCGCCGAATAGCCGTAAAACTGGCCTTTGGCGGTTACAATATCCTTTATCGTCCCGCCGTTAAACGTAGGCTTGCTTATACGCTGGAACACGCACCAGCACACAAGGGTCATTTCCTCATCGTTTAAGCCGTTCGCCTCTCCGTAGACGGTTTTGGCTAAGTATTCCGTTTCGGGGTCCGGCGCTGTCCGCGCCCCCGCCGCGTTTGCGGGAAAAAACGCGGCAATGGGCGAAACGGTCAGCATTAACAGAATCAATGTTGACGTGATTTTTTTCATAATAGCT